CTGGAGACTTATGATAAAATGTAATTGGTGGATTCCATAGTTCTACATCATAGTCATCATCCATCATACGGAAATGCCAAAACTCTCTATCTGTAATAAGCATATCTCGAAAAGCTCTTTCTTCTAACTCTTCTATTCTAAATCTTTCAGTATCTACTTTATGTTGATGAGTAGCCCATTGTTCTACCATAGATCTATAATCTTTTTGAAAGAATTTTTCAATCTCAGGTAAAGACTTTATATTATTTGGAGACAGTTGTTGTTGAGCTTCTTCTGATTCAGGATCCAATCCTTGCTCTAACATAGCTGCTATAATTTTAGTTTGAGCATCTGCCATTAGAGTATCCTCTATCATTGTTCTTTTTTGCTCAAGCATTTCATTGTATGAATATTCATCAACAGCTCTATATGTTAATTTAGTAGATCTCTTAGCAAACTCAGCTACTAAAACATTAATCACATTAGGAATAATAGGATAAAACCTAAGCTCTAGTGCAGAGTCATCTTCTTTAGTGAGCAATTCAACAATATCTCTATACTCATTATCTTCTTCAACAATATAATCACTTCTATCAATAATACCTTTAGCCAGCTTATAGTTTTTCATCAATCTCCGAGCATTTCTACGAAGCTGTCTTAGACCATTCCATTCTAACCAATCAAGGTTCCATGCTGCCCATTGTTCATCTTTTTCACTCTTACTAAGAAACTGCAAAGGCTGTGTAATACTACCTAGTCGGTTATGCTCTGCTTTAGCTCCCTTTTTTAACTGCATTGCGTTATATACTTGCATAGCTTCTATTTAATATTTTTAAATGCCGATCTTCTAATACCTTGAGAATTTTTCCCCATATTACGAAACGGACTCTTATTTAATTTAAACAAATTATCTGACTTTTGCAAGTTTTTAACTGTATCGTCAGTAATATACCTTTTTAAAAAACCTCTGTTAGATTCTTGTATTTTCATGAATGCTACTAAAGCTGCAAAAGAAACAAGTCTATCCACGTTTAAACCGGGAGTGTATTCTTGCATTTCTTTAATCAACATAGGATCAGGAATTCTTTCTATTCCATATTTAGTTTTTACAATAGTACCATCGGGTTTTGTTTCAATATCTAATTCTTCTTTAGTAAACTCAATAGCATAACTTAACATATGAGATTTAAATAATATACCCGTGTTTTTCCAACCATATTCTTGATATACATTATTGTTAGCACTAAGATCTTTTAAAAATAGAATCTGATTTTTAGGAACTAAATATTTTTGTTTTCTTCTTGATATCATGTACTGAATAAAATGAGAAATATTATTTTCTACAAGTGTCCATGCATTGTACCATTCAATAATTAGCTCTAGCATTTGATGAGTTCTATTTATGTCATCAAATCTTCCACACCATGCAGCTACTATGGTACCTTGTTCTATATAGGTATCTGTTTCACCGCTAGACTCTTTAGTAATTTGTACAGGAGCTTTCATTATATAAATAGAACATAATGATTCAGAAGTAGTTGTCTTTCCTTCTCCAACAGGGTCAATAGATGCATAATACATTTGAAACTGTGGATTAGGAACAGGTCTTTCCCAAACTACAAGACAGCCTGTCTTATCTTCAGTTTTTTTACTTATCGGGAATTGGCTTATTGGTCTTTTGTTACTTGTTTTTACAACAGGTTTTCCGGTCTCATCTGTAGAAATATCTAGATATTCACAAGGATATTCTTTTTCTTCAATTCTTCTTTGTTGTGCAGCAAGGAGATGTGTTGGGAATACAGAAACACTTCTGTTTGCAAAAGCCTCATGTATATTTCTGGGGTGCTGGGAAATTCTTAATTGATACTCTTCTGGAGCCAACTCATCTTTCCATTGTTTAAATTGGTCATTTAATGCTTCTAATGCTTCTTCTACAAGTGAGTTACCATAGTTATCAATGTACGGAGGCATTGACCATTGTTCGGGAATAAATAAACCTGACAGACCTGTTGTACCTTTGCCATCTATAAGATCTGTTTCTACTGCATAAATATCTTTAGCTGTTGGATTCAGAATCATATCCTTTAACGGAAGACACTGTCCTAAATCTCCCACAGAACCTGCAGCTATAAACATACCTGTAGTAATCATTCCTGATCTCATGGCCGGCCGCATATATTCATATGTTTGATCCATTTTTGGAGCAATACCTGCTTCCTCATGAAAGAAGTATTTTACAGGACCCCCTACACCATTTGTAGGATCTTTTTCAAATGACATTCCTTGTATGGTACCTTTTAAACCTACTTCATTTTTTCTGTCTCCTTTTCTTACCTCAATCTTTTGTTGCCACATCATAACCTTGTCAGGATTCATTGGCCGGTACCATGCAGTATGCTCATTTAAGAATGCAGCATATTCTTCTAAGAATTTCCAAGATCCTTTTTCATTAATGTAATCTTTAAGGCTGGCACCAATTTTTAAAGTAACCCCTGGTTCAAACCATTGTTGATTTAAAAGCTTACCCATATGATAGTATGAAGAAGCTATCTGACGTTTTTTAAGAATGGCAACATGCTTGTAAGAAAGCTCAGCTAATAGTTCATAAAGAGCCATATGATACTGAGCATCTCGGATTTTAGCAAAGTCAAACTTCTGTTGTTCTTTATCAAAGATTGGTAAGAAGTTTAACCACATGTAGTACTCTCTTGCTACAAACCAAGTTAAATCTTTGTCCTTAACAATTATTCCTTTTCGGCATTTATCTTTCTGATCATCCCAATAAGCTATGAAATCCTTTGATTTTAAAGGATGCGCACAGTATATCCCATCTTTTTTGAACCGCATTGATTCAGATATGAATACTTCATTGGTAGTGTCATTGAAACAATATTTTCCAGGTTCTTTAAACACATTATTGAGAATAAAGTGCTTGAAGTCTTCTCTGGATTCAAAACTTGTAGTTGACCAGTTTCCATTTTCATAAGTTGGTATGTCTTTATAAAATTCACTCATTACATGTCATATGCTAATCCTTGACCACCTCTTACTTTACTTGATTGTTCTTCCTGAAGATCTTTATAAGCTCCTTTAAAAGATTGTCTTATTCCTTCATAATTCTTAGCAGCTGCAATAAGAGAATTGAAATTACCATCTCGACCATGGGTTATTGGTGTAATTTCCATATATCTACCTAATCTATCCAACATAGTTGCAATACCTTTATATGCTCTTGAGGTTGGTGTTTCATACATCTTTTGACAAAAAGACAAAGCTCTAAAGATTGTGTCATCCTCTGTAGAAAATTCTCCCTTAACTTCTTTTAGTATTAAATGTTCTTTATCTTGCTCCGGGGTAAAGAAAAAAGGATTCATATCCGGATTAGGGCAGCACATATAAAATAAATACAAGTAAATCTTTAAGTAGTCATCAGGATATTCATCCATAACATCTTTTAAAGCTTTCAGTGTATAACAGTGCTCTGTAGGAATAACTTTTCCATTTTGAACATCAAACAATCTTGCAAACATTTTATTTCTTTTTTATAAAGTTAGGGTTTTCTTTAACATGATTTATTACCGCAATAACTTCATCATATAAATAAGGCACTCGTACTGGCAAAACATCTTTTACTATAGGGTTACCATCCTCATCTTTTTTTGCAATAGGATATCCCCATTTATCAACGCCTTCTGTTTCAAAAGTAATATGATGAATAACTATATTTCCAGGAAGCATTTTAGGATTGTGCTTTAATATAATATACATATAAATACTCAATTGTAAAGCATAGTGATTAAAATGACAATCATCCAAATTAGAAACTGGATGGAGCATCTTCTCTGAGATACCCTCCCAGTTCTTGAATGACTCCATCTTAATTTCTTTATTTGTTTTGTAATCAATAATATTAACTCTTCCGTTTACTACTTCAACTAAATCTGATTGACCGCAAATACCCGCAGATTTTAAATAAACCATGTGCTCTGGATAAACCCCTGGTTCAAGTTTTTGAGAAGGAGCATGCTTAATACCTTCTTTCAATGGTAAAGGTTTAAATACAGGTACAGTTGCACCTTCTCTTTCTATTGAAGCTAATGAACATATATCATCCTCTCTTTGGTTATGATACCAAGTTCCTAGATCTGTAGCTCTCTTAGCTTCATTAACCCATATTTCCTGAATTAGTTTAGGATCTATACCATACCATTTAGATTTAGAATTTTTACTTACCTTTTCTGAAGTTTTTTTAGCATCAAATGGTTTCTTTAAAGAGGATACCACAGTAG